CCGGTGGGGGCTGCCGCTGGACGAGGCCGCCACCGCCGCGGTGTCGGAGCTGGTGTGCCACTTCCTCAAGGGGTGCTCGCCCGGCTCCTGCGGCTGCAAGATCAACAAGAACCTCACCCGGGTGACGCGCCAGGGGATGGAGATGGAGATGCCCGACCCCACCCTCATCTACGCGGAGGGGCGCACCGGGCTGCCGCTGGTTGACCTGTGGCTGGCCACCGTGAACCCCTACCGGCTCACCAGCCCTTCCCGGGTGTACTCCCCGGACTTCCGCCGGCCGCGGGTGACCACATGGCCCTGACCGAGCTGGCGATCCACGAGCTGGCGGAGTCCGTCCTCGGGTGCGTGTGCGTCGCGCTGGAGCAGGCCGCGGCCGGCGACACCACCCGGCCCGGGTGCCCGGACTGTAGGGCCTGCGTGGTGCCCGGGGCGGTGGCCTGGGACTCCTGCGAGGACCCGTGCGGCGGCGGCACCGGCGGCCAGCTCTCAGTGTCCGTCGCCCGGATCTACGGGTCCACCATGGACGGCTTCCCGGCGGAGGCCCGGACCGTGTTCGGGGTCAAGGGGTGCACCCCGCCGCCGCTGACGGCCGTGGAGCTGGTGGTCACGCTGCTGCGCTGCGCCCCGACGTTCGATGAGTCCGGGTGCCCGCCCTCGTGCGAGGACCTGGCCGCGGCCTCCCGCATCCTGCACATGGACATGGTGACGGTCTACAACGCCTTGTTGTGCTGCCTGCCGGGCACGGACACCACCCGGGCGCGCGGCCGGCGCTTCGTGCTCGGCCAGCAGAAGACCGTCGGCCCGCAGGGCGGCTGCGTGGGCCTGGAGCAGCGCGTCACCGTGGCGCTGGACGGGTGCGGCTGCCCCGCCGAGGGGGTGACGCCATGAGCGCGGAGGTACGGATCGACCCCGGCGCCATCGCGCGCACCCTGCGCCTGCGCAACGGCATCGTGGCCCGCCGCCTGGCGGAGCGCACCGAGCGCACCGCCCGGTTCGCCGAGGAGGAAGCCCCCGGCACCATGGGGGACTTCGTGTCCTGGAAGGTCGAGGACGGCCCGCGCGGCCTCCAGGGAGTCATCACCTGCGACCACCCGAAGGTGCGCCTGGTCCTCGACGGCACCCGCCCACACCTGATCCGGCCGCGGCGCGCGAAGGCCCTCCACTTCTTCGTGGACGGGCAAGAGGTGTTCACCAAGCTGGTGCGCCACCCCGGCACCCGCCCGAACAACTTCCTGGGCCGGGCGCTGCGCCGAGGGGCCTGACCGCCGGTCAGGTCGCGGCCGGCTCCCTCGCAGCGAGCTTGGCCAGCGCGGAGGGGCGGCCACGGGGGGTTGCCCGCACCTGCTCCCAGGGGATGTCCGGGTGGGCCAGCAGCTCGTCCAGGTCCCCGCGCCGGTACAGGGGGACGGCCGGGTGCTCCCGGCGCCGCTGGTGGGAGCTGTGCACGCGGTGCACCTCCACCAGCCAGCCCGTGCGCACCAGGTGGCCCAGGTCGGCCCGCCCCACCTGGAGGTACTCCGTGGCCTGGTCCGCGGTGTAGAGCCTGCCGGACCTGGCCGCGGCCTCCAGCGCCTCGCGGTCGGCGAACTGCTCCAAGGCCCGCCCGTCGTACAGGTCGTACCCCTTGTACGAGCCGCGGACCGGCACCAGCTCCATGCGGCCGAGCTCCATCACGGTGGCGGACTCCACCTCGACGCCGAACCGCTCGGCCAGGATCTCCGCGGCCCGCCACGCCCCCACGTCCGGCTGCGTGCCGATGGCGTCGCGGATCTGGTCCAGGCGGTCCAGCACGGTGCCGGCGACCGCGGAGGACCAGCGGCGGCCGTCGATGTCCGGCGGCGGGATCAGGTCATCGCGCCGTGCCCGCTCGAACTCCCACGTGGACAGGCCCAGCAGCTCCGGGAACTGCACGGGGCCGAAGTCGCTGGGCGCCTTCGCGGTCTTGCGGGACTGCCGGGGCACTGCGGCCTCCACAGCCACCCCCTCACCTTCGGTAGTCATATCAACACTGTAGGGGGTAGGGGGTGGTGGTTTTGGGGGGTTTACCCTTCGGTGTACGCCGCTGGTTTTGGGCCGGGCGAAGCGCGGGAAACCAGGGAGCCCCCCGTGGCCACACGTACGTTCACCCTCAACACCGAACCCCACGTCGCCCATGTCGGCGACGTGGAGCTGCTGTTCCAACCGGAGGTCTACGGCGACGAGTTCCTGGACGCCTACGAGCGGTTGCAGGAGGCCAACAAGCGCCTCGGCGTGGACGTCACCGACCTGTCCGGGGTGGACCCGGCGAAGCTGCGCTCCACCGTGCGGTCCCTGCGCGGGTTCCTCGCGCGGCTGATGCTGCCGGAGTCCGCCCCGGTCATCGCCCGTTGGGACGTGGTGTCCAAGGGCAAGGTGCTGGCCACCTACACCGACCCGGACGAGGCCGAGGCCCACGTGGCCCGGGTCAAGGGCGCGGAGCTGCACAACAAGTCGATGCGCCTGCCGGACCGCGTCCTGGTCCAGCTCCTGGAGTGGTCCGTCGAGCTGTACGGGGGAGGCAACGGCCAGCGCCCTCCTACGTCGTCCACCGGCTCCTCGCCAGCATCGCGGCCGGCTGGGACACCTGGGAGGGCTCCCTCGCGCTCCAGGGGGTGAACCTGCACGCCTGGACGCTGCGCACGATGCTCAACGCCGCGGAGGCCGCCATGGACCAGGCCGCCGCGGACGACACCGAGCGCCAGCGGAACCGGGTGAAGCTGTACGCGCCGCCTGCCGGGTACCGGCCGGGGCCGGGCAAACGGGTTCGGGTGCCGGGCATGGGCCTGGACGAGGTGCAGGCACGGGCGCTCGCCCAGCAGCTCGCGGCCGAGGACGCGCAGCTCACGGGCCGGGGCACCGGCTAGTCTGGTTGTCGCCGCTGGTTCTGGGCCGGGCAATCCTACGCACGCGCGTGAGGTTGCCCGGTGGCCGACGAGGAAGACTACGGCTCTGGCGTCATCCGGATCGTCCTCGACGACACCGAGGCGGTCGCTGACGCCCGTGACCTCGGGCAGCGCATCTCCAACGCGCTGGACCGCAGTACCCGAGGCGTCGGCGCCACGATCCGGCGCAACATCGAGCGCGGGCTGCGCACGGCCGTCACGGTCCCGGTCCAGGCCGACCTGGACCGGTTCGACCGGGAGCTGCGCGCGGGGCTGGCCACCCTCCCGAACGTCCAGGTCGCGGTCACCCCCGACCTCACCGGGTTTGACGCCGCGCTGCGCGCCGGCCTCGCCACCACCGCCAGCGTCCAGGTCCCCATCGAGCCGGACCTTGCCCGGTTCGACGCGGCGTTGCTGCGGGGGCTGCGGTCCCTGGACAGCATCGACATCACGGTCCTGCCGAACCTGGACCGGTTCGACGCTGCCCTGCTGCGCGGCCTGCGCACGCTGGACAGCATCGACGTCCCGGTCGCGCCGGACCTGCGGGACTTCGAGGCGCGGCTGCGTGCCGCTCTGGCCGGGGTGGAGATCCCGGTCCGGGTCGTCCCGGACCTGACGGACTTCGACGCCCGCATCCGGGCCCACAGCCCCCCGACCGTCACCGTCCACGCGGACGTCGACACCAACCGCTTCACGCGGGCGCTCGCCGGCCTCGGGGGGCTGGCGGCCAAGGTCGGCAAGGGGCTGCTGACCGGGCTCAAGTTCGCGGCCATCGGCATCGCCGCGGCCGGCGCCGCGCAGTCCATCGGCGGCCTGGTGGCCGCGCTCGCCCCGGCGGTCGGCATCATCGCCGCCGGCCCCGCGGCCATCCTCGGGTTCCAGGCCGCGCTCGGCGGGCTCAAGCTCGCGCTGCTCGGCGTCAGCGATGCGTTCCAGGCCGCGCTGACCGGCGACGCCAAGGACTTCGACAAGGCCCTCCAGGACCTGTCTCCGGCCGCGCAGGCTGCCGCCAAGGAGGTTCGCGCCCTCCAGCCCGCGTTCGAGAAGCTGCGCAACGCCGTCCAGGACGCGTTTTTTTCGCAGTTCACGGGCCAGATCACCGCCACGGCCAAGGCCCTGGCCGGGCCGTTGCAGCAGGGCTTGACCACCATCACGGCCGGATGGGGGCGAGCAGCGCGCGGGGTCCTCGGGTACGTCCAGGGCGCCCAGGGCGTCGCCAACGTCCAGTCCATCTTGGGCGCGGCCGGCAAGGCCGTTGACGGTCTGTCCCAGACCACCAACAAGCTGACCGCCGGGTTCCTCCAGGTCGCTGCGGTCATCTCCGACCGGTTCGGCGGGCAGTTGTCCGCCACCATCTCGAACCTCGGCCAGCGGTTCGGGACCTTCCTGCAGAACGTCGCCTCCGGCGGGGACGCGGTCCGGTGGGTAAGCGGGGCCCTGGCGGTCTTCCAGCAGCTCGGCCAGATCGCCCAGAACGTCGGGCACATCCTGTCCGGCGTTTTCAGCGCCGCCAACACCTCCGGTGGCGGCCTGCTGAACAACCTCCAGGCGATCACCGCCAGCTTCGCGGCGTTCGTCAACAGCGCGGCCGGGCAGACCGCGGTGGCGAGCGTCTTCCGCGCGGTCGCCAGCATCGCGGCCCAGCTCGGGCCGATCCTGTCCGCGCTGGTCAAGCAGGTCGGGGCCATCGCCCCGGCACTGGTCCCGGTCTTCACCACCATCGGGCCGGCGCTGGTCGCGCTGGTCAACTCCCTGGGGCCAGCGCTGGCGGCCATCGCCCCGTCCCTCCAGACCGTGGCCTCGGCCCTGTCGGTGGGGCTGGCCGCGCTCGGCCCCAGCCTGACCCCCCTCGGAGCGGCGATCGGGCAGGCGGTCAACGCGCTGGCCCCGCTGCTGCCGCTGGCCGGGCAACTGGCAGCGGTCCTGGCCCAGATCCTGGCCCCCGCGCTGTCCGCGCTGTCGGCGGTGCTCGGGCCGGTGATCCAGGCCCTGGAGGACGCCCTCGCGCCGATCCTGCCGCCGCTCTCGGCCGCCTTCGTCCAGATCGGTGCCGCGCTCGCGCCGGTCGCCAAGCTCCTCGGCGCCACCCTGGCCGCAGCCCTGGCCAAGATCCTTCCGCCGATCCTGGCCCTGGTCCCGCAGCTCCTGACGGGCCTGCTGCCGGCGTTTCAGGAGCTGACCGTGGCGCTGGCCCCGCTGATCCCGCTGCTGGTCCAGCTCCTGACCAACGCGCTCGTCCCGCTGCTGCCGGCG